TGAGCTAAGCCATAACGCATGACTCAAAAAATTCATTATGCTGCTACTCTACCCCAAAAGAAGAAAATACCTCCACCAGTAAAATAAATGTAATAAGAATTAATCGAATTTAGCCAAGAATTGTCTCTCAAGGGTTCGGTATTGGTGCACAGTACACGCTGCATACTCACCTCCCACCTTTGTCAAATTCTCAACTACGACGTCTCGAAACTCGTTAAAGTTAGCTAGTCCAAAGGCTACCATCTCTCGCATAGCGCCCTCCAAATTCTGTTGAAGCATCGCAACATTATCATCGTTCTCATGTTGCCACATCAAACTGTGTGTGATTGCTTCGAAGTCTAATCTCCCCATACAAACATTACGGCCGGGATGGATCCGAAACGAACGCTTAAGAAATGTAATTTCGTCAAAAGGTACAAATTCTCTAGCTTCCGCTGTTTTATTTCCAGGTGTCATTCCAATTTTCATCTGATTCATGATATCTGCGACAACTTTAAAGTTATAGAATTCAGCTGCATAGTCAGAGACTGATGCAACAAAATCGTCGCCAAAAACCACAACTTTCACGTGTTCACGGAAAGCGTCATATGAAACCAGATCACGAAATTCTTCACGACCTGATTCACATGCACGAATACACACCACCACCCAGGCTACAAACAGATAAAAGAGAGTGGTCCCAGAATTAAAGACCGACGTTAGTAGATGTCCAGATGGCATGCCCCTTTTTCTTTCATACAATACATTCAGGGCTAAATGTAATGTGTTATAAATGTCGCAAGCGAAAACCTCGTAAACATTCTCAGCTGCTTTTGCAAATGGTATCTCCAGATCTTGTTCAGAGATATTCAAATCCTTCAGAGCACGCTCAAATGATGGCAAGAAATGTTTGCTACGCGCATACCATTCATACTTTAATCTTGCTTGGATGTCTAAAATCATTGCTGGTTCTTTACCATCCAGATTCTTAAAATCTCCATCAAACCACTTAGAATAAGTGCTCAATCTTTTGTGCAAGTCATTGAACTGCGGGCCAGTAGGATCCATCCCAATAGCTACATACGCATCAGGCTTACCTTGATCGACTCGATGATTCATCATCGAAGCGACAAAGTCCATACTCAACATACGTTCGCAAATCAAATGATCCACTGGTAAAGATGAAAACATACGCGTGTTGCCTTCCTTGATTTTCTGAAGGGATCGTTTTTCGTCCTTGAGTTGATCTGAAACTATTGTTTGCACTCTTCTTCCGTGGCATGCTTCCAGCATACGCTTGCGAACAGCATCCAACAGTTCTTGTTTTGGATAGTATTTTGGTTCCATTCCATAGCACTGATCTAACTCGGAGCTGTGGAACAGATATTTCTTTCCTTTCTCACCTTTTGGTCTTGTTAGCACCCATGGATAACCAGGAGATGCATCCATGTTGATCTTGTCAATGTGATCTAAATCCATTCCATTGATGGCTTGTTGCAGAGTTAGAATAGTTCCACCTG